TTCGCATGAACAAGTTTGAGGGCAGGAGGGGCCTTGGAAAGGTCAGGCTGTAAGATATCACGAAGAGTAGCAAATAATAAAATCTGAACAGATTTCATAGTTGGATTTTTTAAGACAGGCTGGTTTTCTAAGAGAATTGTCTGACATTTTCCAAAGAGATCTTTATTTTGGGTGACGAAACGACGAATGCCATCGTGTAAGACAGTGAGTTCCGTGTCTACCGCTTTTTTCTTCTTCTGTTTTAAAATGGGCAAGGCATAGAGATCAGAAAGCTTCTTCAATAAGTCTCCTTTTGATTTTCCAACCTTTTGAATACCTTTCGCTAGTAAGATATCTCGCAATTGTTTTGCGGGGGGCAGACGTTTCACTAAATTGCCAGACAGGTCACGAAACGCAGGTCTATCCAAAGGACAATGTCTTACACAGTATACGCCTCCTCGTGTTTCATACGTTGCCTTAGAAGAACAAGAAGCACAGTTTAAAATAGATTCAGAAGCAGTAAGAGCTGATTGCCCTGCAAGTAAATCATAATTATCCCAACCTAATACTTTTACTCCTGAAGAATCCGTTTGTTTTTCTAAGATACACCAGGCTAGATTACGAATTCCAATATCAAATGCTAAAACTGTTGATGTTGGCATTGTTCTAAAAGGTACAGAAGAATCTCTTTAATAGAGTTTTGTCGTTTCTCCCAGAGGTTTATTTCCCATAGGGTCAAACTCACGCCCACGCCAAGAATTACGTCCCCATTCGTATTTCTTATTTAATCCCACATGAGGAGCAGGTGATTTCAGCTTAGGAAAGGTATAGGTTCCAAATAAATCAGGAGCCTTGTCATAGACTCTTTCTGTACCAATTCCATTGTATTTCCCTGAGGGCATAAAATCACAGCTGACTTTGTCACATTTTACTAAGTTTTCAGGAGGCGCTTCTACTGTCATATCAAATCCATAGATAGCTCCTGTACTCTGTGCGTAACGAGCACGACTAACTGCTATCACATCATCCGTATTGGCTTGAATCCATTCTTTTGTAGCAAATTGCTTTCCAGCAGGTATATTTTGATTACAATGCGGTCTATAGTCAGTGACAAGACGACCATCTGCCATAGGGGCGGCCCAACCTGGAAAACGAGAATCCATTGTTGGTTGTGTATTGCGAGTACTGAGTGTTGTTCGATTCGCAACCCGTTCAGCCTCGTAACTTGAGAGGCCATGGTAATAATTTGGCTGTTGTGCTACGCGAAAGAATTGACTATCCATCTACCACTACGTGTCTATTTTCTATTTGGTAAGTTCAACAGGAAATCCTTCCTCCAAATTGATTTCACCAAAACTTCCAGGCACCGGTTCTAAAACAGAAGTTTGTCCTTGACGTTTTAGAGCATCCAGAATATCTTTCTTATGTACATTTGCTGCTAATTTCAAACCGCGACGTTTGGCCTCCTCTTTGAGTTCTTTCAATGTCATAGCCTCATAATTAGCCTCTACCTTCACACCCTGAATAGATTCATGTTCAACCGGGGCTTCAGAAGTATTAGCTTGTTCCAATACATTCTTATAAAATTCTTCTTCTGATACATCTTCTACCTCATTTTTTCCGATAGGCTCTGGAGCAGAAATAGGTTCTACTCGCTCAACTTCATGAACATGAGCATGAGCATGAGCATGGCTTGGTGTTGCCATAGCCATAAGTGTATTTTCCGTAGCCATCTTCAAGTCTAGCAAAATATTCTCCGTGAGTGAAACACGCTTCTCAATCTGACCAATACGTGTATAGAGATAAAAGACTAAAGCACCAAAGATTAATGCGAGGACAAGTCCTACCGTAAGAGAATCACTCAATCCGTTCATTTCCTCCTACTGTCTCGGGTTTTCCGGAGTCTAAGTTTCCGCGGAGCAATCCTTTCTCTCGTAAAATTTCATCTACACTACTCACTTCACATATACCAGGTTTTAACGTATACGTAAATTCTAAGCTACCATCTTTTTTCAAAAAAGCAGGAACACAAAGTTTTTGAATCTGGTTTCCAGCTTTCTTGGCTAAATCAAAGACATGGGTAGAAAGAAAACTTGCCACATTCGCTTGGGTCCAAAGTTTTTCTAAGAAAATATCTGCTGTCCTCGCACCATCTGGAGGATTGGTGCTGTGAAATAATTCATCAAACAAAACAAATCCAATCTTTTCTGGTTGTGCTTGAGCTCGTTGTAAGATTTGAATAGCAAAGTCTACTTCTGATTCAAACATAGATGTAGAACCAGGCTTATCTTCTAGTTTTAAACCTGTAGCTATCCAATCAAAAGGACGAAGTTGAATGGAACCCTCTTCTTTACAAAACCCCACTCCAAATGTCTGTGCCATGACAACGCTTAACAATGTAGAACGTAAAACAGATGATTTACCTCCACGGTTAGGACCTGTTAATATAGCATGATAACTCTTGTCATGAAGTTGTAAGGTATAAGGTATAGAGACTTTCAAAAAAGGGTCTTGACCTTGTTGAATTGTAAGAGAAGGTTTGGTTCCCTGTAAAAATCGTACAGGAACTAATGAGCTAGACTTTGCTAATCTATACACTACTTCACAGTCTCCAATATAGCAAAGAGCTAACCGAAGTTTGGCGGGTTCGTCCCAAAAGGTAGCAAAGATACGATGAATATCTTGTTGTTCAATATCTTGGAGGGGATTTTTGAATTGTACAGAATTTCCTAATTTTTCAAATAACTCCTTGGTTAAAATAACAAATTCTTGTATGGATACAGCTTTTTTCATGAGTTCCGCATGTACTGTTTGTAAATGAAGAGCATTTTGAATAGGTTGATAGATTGATTGTCCTATTGAAAATATTGTCAAAGCTCCTTGAAAAAGAGCTCTTGGATTTCGCATATCAAACTGTTGGAATCCAAACATTCCTAAGACAATCTGTGTATACTGCTTTGTTGTAATGGGTAAATGATACCAATATTTTAAAAATATGTAAGGCATTATAATCATGAATAACGGTGTACAAACGGCAAGAGCAGGAACTATAAATTGTTTAAAGATTGATAAGCAAAGAAGAGCAAAGGGTATTGTATTCAGGATTTGGAGTGATTTCCATCCTGAGAATAAGAGTTGTTCGTAGGAATTTTTTTCCACTTCTGTTTTTTCAAAAAAAATAGAGACTGTAGGCTCTAAGTCTTTTAGTTTCTGAAAAAGTCTATCAAAAGATTCTTGAACATCAGGTTTTAGAGAAGAACGTAAGGTTTGAATTGTATCTTGACGACGTTGAAGAAGACCTATATTGGATGTAAACAATCGGAGTTGTTTTTTGAATTGTGTTTTTCCGGTTTCTGTGACAAATCCTAAAGGTTCTAAAAGAGCTTCCGCACGACTTTCTCGGAGGATGCTTTCCGTATCCATTTTCCTACAAAGGTTTTGTTTACCCCGGTTTGAAAATTGAACGCATACTTTGATTTTATTCGTGTAGAACCATGGAAAAATCTATCCGAACACCTGTAGTGATGTCTAACGACTCAACTATTCTTCCTGCTGTGGCAGCAGTTCTCTCTCTAAGGAATACTGTTCCTGGAACTGTCTCCGCAGATACCCAACAAAAGATTGTGAATCTTCGTGGTATCTTAGATTCCAAGACTTTGTCATCTGCTCGTAATGGTGGTGATTGGAGACGTGGTGCGAACTCTTCTTCTCCTAGCCCAAATACAGAGCCTCGGTGGAGAGGTTCGAACAATAAAAATGGAGGTGGATTTATGCGAAATGCAAACTCCACAGGCTCTCTTTCCAATCTTTCCACGGGCTCAAATACTCCTCGTACACCTCTAACAAGTCCTTCTCCTCAAAATGTCTCTACTCCAAAACAAACGTATACGGGCCCTCCTCTTGGTCGCTATCAAAGTCGGTTCCGAAATCAATCCGAACCCATTGAAGAAAAAATTCTGAATCGCATTATTCGTCTCAAACTTAACAAATTCGGACCCACAACCTATGGCGAGATTCGTGATTTTCTCTTTCAAATTCTTGGCCAAGAATCTATCGCAACGGAAGATGATGGGCAAGTGCAAGCTGAAGAAGGACAGGTTGCTGAATTTGTAAAAGATTTCATGCTTATGGTCTTTAAAAAAGCCGCTTCCGAAGAAATCTACTGTCCTCTCTATGCTAAACTTCTTTCTGAAATTGGTTCAAAACACAGTGTTATCTTTGAAGAAATGAATTCTCTCTATCGGAATTACTTGGAAATCTTTGAAGAAGCCGATGTAAATGTCGCAAGTGGAGATATGGCCTCCTTTGAAAAGAAAAATATTGAAAAGAAATATCGCCAAGGCTATAGTCAATTTATTGCTGAACTTACCACACTAGAAATCCTTTCTCTTGAAAGTCTTGTATCTACCTTTACCACTTTACTTCAACACATTGATAAGCATGCTCGCATTGAAGAGAATAAACCTCTTATTGAAGAATATGTGGATTGTCTACTCCGTATGTCCCGTGTGATGAAAGGAAAGTCCTCTGACTTCTTCTGTACAGCACGCAATAAGCTCTTTACTCAAAATAAAGAGCTTGTAGACAATCTTATTAATATTCGAGACAAAACCTATCCGAGTCTAAGTCCCAAAGCACGGTTCTTACTTATGGATATTCGTGATATTCTTCACTCATAAAGAAAGAAATAAAAATATCTAGTAGACAATGCCTCGCCATACTCGTAAAAATGGTATTTTTCGTCGTGTGTATTCTCCTGTAAAGCATGCTATTATGGCTAGTAAAGAATCTATTAGTGCTGTCACAAATACAGCAAAATATGTCGCATGTGATGGATTAACAGGCTTAGATAAAATTGGTAGTTCTGTCGCGCGTCATGCAAATATGGCAGTAAATGATTTGTTAGGAAAACACAAAACACGTCGTGGAAAACGCTCTGTTTCTAGAAAAACAAAAAAACAAGGTAGGCGATAAAAATTGATTACTTTTTTTGGAATACGGCTGCCCAAGTAGAATGAAAATGAAAGAAATTCGTAGAATGCTTCGTACTCCCAAAAAGGATACTAG